CCTCCGGCCCGATGTACTGCATGATGCCAGGTGAAATTCGGCCAAATGAAAGCAGCGCCTTTGGGCAATGTGTTCGCAGGTAGTCCACAACTTCGCGCTTTACGTTTAGCGCGTTTTCAGTTAGCCCCGGTTTTACGCGGGGCGTTCCTGATGTCGGTTTGGATGGCCTAAATTTTGGATGTGGTTTGGTCATTTTAGGCGGCTTGTTGGTGTTCTACAAAACTGTCGAACGCATCAAAAAGGGTCGGGGTGTTTATCTTGTATTCGGCGGCTTTTAGGTAATGGCAACCGTTTTTCCAGTATTCTGTATTCAACTCCGTTGCCTTCCCTTTTCGACCAAGCAAAACGGCGCGGTATGGAACTGTTCCAATCCCTCCAAATGGGTCGAAAACTGTTTCACCCGGATTAGTGTACTGCTCAATGCTTCTGTCAACGATGTCAAATTGCAATGGGCAAATGTGCTTTTCAGCGCCGCGCCGCACTTGATCTGCGTTGAGCGTCCCCATGCGCAAAACATCATCCCAAACAAACTCCTTTGCGCTGCCTGATGGTGGTGGCGAAAGCAGGGAAAATACTTTTGGGAGCCTGTCTTTTTCTGATAGACCGTCAGCCAGTTTTACATGATCTTCAAAGTTGTAAACGCACGTTTCAAAGAAGTTACGAAAACGCTTTCTGACGCTTTTTGCGCCGTCTTCAGCGCCGGATAACTTCAAAAATTCATCTATTGGCAAATGCCTGTCGCCGCTACTTCTCCAGTTGGCGTCTGCAATTATCTGCCAGCGTCCCATGCCGTACTTTTCATGTTTTACCGGGTCGTCTGCGTATGAGTTTTGGTTTGACGTTGGCCGCTTTCTGAAAGACAAAAGAAATTCAGGGCTGCCAAATCCCATCTTTGTAGCGTCTTTTTTCATTTCGGAAAAACCAAGCCTGTAAGTCTGGTTATTTTCCGCCACAACGTCCGTATGTATGACGGCCATGCCCATATATTCAAACCCATGCTTCATAAATTCAAAGATGGTTGTGGCATGAAATGGGTTAACAGTGCTGAATCCTGTCCCTGTTTGGCTGCCATAAAATATACGGTCTTTGACGTGGATGGCAGCAATGCGGCCCGGCTTCAAGATTCGCAGCATTTCAGGCACTAAGAAGTCCATCTGCTCAAAAAAATGCGAGTCGTTGTCGGTATGCCCAAAGTCGTTGTAAGATGGCGTGTACTCGTAATGGTTGCTAAACGGTATTGATGTCACAATATGGTCAATGCTGTTTTCGGGCATATCCATCATTTCCAAAACACAGTCGTTGTTTATAAACTCAAAGTTTTCGCCCTTCAAAACTTTGCGCTCAACTCCGACTGATCGCTGCATTTCTTTTTTGATTGAAAGACCGTCAAGCCCATATTCTTTGAATATTTGGCGCATATTGTTTTGCAGTTCATTATGGCGCTGCCACTTCAATTTCAACTCATTCACGATGGCGCGTTCTGTTTCAGTGTGGACGATATGCACCTCAACTTCCTTTGTCTGCAAAAAGCGATATGTCCTGTGAACTGCCTGAATAAAGTCGTTAAAATCGTAATTGATACCCAAAAACACATTCTTACTGCAATGGCGCTGGAAATTGCATCCACTACCTGACAGTTCCGGCTTTGTTGCCAATACACGGATTTTGCCATTTGAAAAATCAATGATTCGGCGCTCACGCTCGTCAATATCAAGCGAACCGTACACGCTTTGTGTTTCAGGAATTGCCTTTTCAAGCGCCACGCGCTCTGATTCAAGGTGATGCCAGATTAAAACATTTTCATTATCGTTTACCAGTTCAATGCACTTTTGCAAACGAGCGTCAAGGCTTTCTTTTTTCTCCTTTGCTCCTGCGACAAGGCCCATAGCCTCATGTTGTAATAAAAAGCGTTGCCCTCTATCGTCTGTCGTGTCCCACGCTTTAGTGTGGTCTGCCTTGATTTCGTGGTAAATGACGTTCAACTTTGGAAGGTCGTAGCCTTCATCTGAATAACCAAGATCTGACGGTTTATAAATCATGCAAGCCCATGTGCAAAGCCATAACCAAAACTCTCGCTGCTTGTGCGGATGTATGCGAAGATTTCCGGCATTTTGAGAATCGCGCTTAAAAAACCGTGTAAGCGCCTGACCTCTATCCATGATGCCCAAAAAGTCTGCATAATTGATTAGTTCAAGGTAGCGGTTTGGGGATGGTGTGGCCGTGAAAACAAAGCGAAATGGAACGCTTTTAAATCCGGCCATAAACACCTCAAATGTTTCGCTTCCAGTTGAACGCAGTACGCTGGCTTCATCAAGGCAAACGACGGTGAACGCTTCCGGGTTGATATGTCCAAGCCTGATGCGGTCGTAATTGGTAATTACAAACGGCCCTGAATTTTCGACATCGTTCATATCTTTGACGTACTGAATATTTACGCCCAACTTTGGCCCGTCCTCAATAGTGAACTGATGGCGAACACCAAGCGGAGCGATAAACAAAGCCTTGCCGCCTTTTTGCTCAATAATCAAACGCGCCGTTTCGATCTGCACAAAAGTCTTACCAAGCCCAAAAGACATAAAACAGGCCCTGCGACCGCCTAAAACATTCCATTGAACAACGTCTTTTTGATGCTCAAAAAGCATTGGGTTTATTTCGCTTCTGTCAAGATCAAAGCCAGAATAGGCCGAATCAGTAGCCTTATCCTTTAAAAACTTGATATAGGTTTCCTTACTCATTTTATTATTGCGTTGTTTAGTTTTAGTAAATCAAAACGGCAAATCGCCGCCGTCCGGGTTGTCTGTGTTGTATGCTGGTTGTGTTGCGGCTGGTTTCGCCGCTTGTGGTTGTGCTTGTCTTGTTTCGCCCTGTTGGTCGTTGTTTTCGCGTTTTTCGAGTAGTCGGAATGTACTGGCTTCGATTGTCGTGGTGTACTTTTCTGTACCATCTTGCGCGGTGTATTTTCCGTATTTGATTTTGCCTTCGACATACACGCGGCTGCCCTTTTTCAGCATCGCGGCTGCGTGTGTTGCGAGGTCGCGCCATGCGACAATACTATGCCATTGCGTTTCCTGATGCTGTTCGCCCGTTTCGCGGCTTTTCCAACTTTCGGATGTTGCAAGGCTAAACCGTGCGTATGTACTGCCTGATGATTGAACGGTGTACGTTTCAACGTCGCCGCCTACGTTACCGATTAGAATTACTTTGTTGACCATTTTTAAGGTGTTGTTCGTGGAAAGTATTTATTGCTTTGGTTGTTAGTTGTTCCTGTGCCGGATGGGACTAATCTTATTTGCTCCTTTTCAAATGATATGAATGTTCGCAGGTGGTCGCATCTGTGTACGGCTGCTGCTGAAATTCGGCAAGCGTACTCATACATTGCCTCCATTGCTGCGCATTTGCCTTTTAACCATTCTGCTTGCATTGTCCTTGACATTTCCTTTACTGATTCCGGCATTTCTTCAACGGCGCTTTGTTTGGCTGTCATAGCGTAGAACTTAGCGGATGCCTGAACCTTTGCCATGTAACCAAGCCATTCACCTAACTCGCTCATCACTTCGCAACAAGCCTGTGCGTTTGTGTGATCTACGTTAGTATTTATCAGTTTTTCAACCGTTTCAAGCGTTTGGCCTATATCATCAAACTTCAACAGGTCAAGTGTGCCGGGTATTGATCGCGCATTGAACATTGAAATAACCAGCGTTTCTCCCTTGTTTTCGTTCATGTATTGCCTGATGTGTTGGTTGCCTGTTTCAAGCCGTCCGGTTTCTGTGACAGTTGACTTTAATACGATGTTGCTCATGTCAGGCGGCTTTTTTATCAAGGTGGTACTGTGCGATTCTCTTTGTTTTGCCGCCTCTGGATTTTATGGCGATTGTCACTGTTTTAATGTCGTGTCCACTTTTTCGCAAGTCGCAAATACGACCTCCCAAGTGCATACAGTCGTATTGTTTCAGGGCTTCCAGTTTGGTTATCGGCCCCTTGGTTTCCATGTGTGCGAGGATAGCGGCGCACTGTGATTTTGTTATTTCGTTTATGAGTGTTGCCATGATTTTTATCTTTGTTTGTGAGCGTCCCACGATTGATCGTCATCAAAATAATAATCTCTATTTTCAAGATATTCAGCCCTTGCTTTACTTATTCTTGTTGTATTGTTTCTCTTGTCCGGTATAACTGTGTTCCAGTATTTGTCTTTACATATTGTACCAGATAGGGTTTTACAAAAAGCCTGCTGGTAACTTTTTTTTATGAAAGAAGCGCCGCACGATGGGCATTCAATTTTTTCACCAACTTTTGCAGCCTTGTTTTTTTGGTAAATTTTCTCAATTTTTGTTGCCATTTTACGCAGCCATTTTTAAGGTGAAAATTTGCTGTTGATTTTCGATCATTGGGATTAGTTCACTTGTGATGTACTCCCTACACTGTTCGACACGGGTGTAAATTGCTTGTACTTGTGCTTCATCAAATTCAATGTCAAAGCGTTTAATCCGCATCCATTCCGGTAAATCGTCGTAGCGGTAGTTTGCGGCAAAGGCTTCGTATTCATCCATTGAGAACATTTGGCCCAACTGATACCGCGCTTCGCGTTCGATCATATCTTCTGGCATATTCATAAGCACATACAACACCGCGCCTTTTTTGATGCCAGTTAGCGCCATGTAGCCCATCACCTGCCAGTAGTAATCTT